TAAAGATGATGCTATTAAGCAATCTATTACACAATTATCTCAAGCTGCATTACAAAGTGGTAACTTAAAGTTATTAGATGTTATTAAAGTATTAAAAGCAGATACTTTAGTAGAAGCAGAACATGTATTAGAAAATGGATTGAAAGAAATGCAACAACAAGCTCAAATAGCTCAACAACAACAACAAGCTGTTTTACAAGCACAAGCACAACAAGCTGAGGCACAAAGACAACATGAAATTAATTTAAGAAGTATAGATGCTGAAGCTAAAATTAATGTAGCTAGAGAGAATGCTAAAGGTAGAATAGACGTTGCTAATATACAAGCTGATGTAGAGGCGGACATGAACGCTGATAAATTAAAAACCGCATTACAAAAAGAGTCTGTAAAAGCAGAATATGATATGGAAAAAGAAAAGAATAGAATAGAAAAAGATAAAAAATAAATTAACTATCTTTGTACAAAGCAAAGAGCAAAAATTAAAATTATGAATACAGAACAAAAATCAGGTGAAGACCTAATAGAAAAGGTTGAGCAAGAAACTGCTGAACAAACGGAAAATAACACAGAAGAATCTACTGCATTTGACCCTAAGGCATTTGCTGGTAATGAGGAAGTTGTTAAAGAAGAAGTAGAATCTTCAGAAGAATCTGAACAAGAGGATGATGAAGAGGTTGATTCTACTGAAGAAACAGATGAGGATGGTTTTGAATGGGGAAGTGTAGAAAAAAAGGCTGAACAGCCACAAGAAGAAGATTGGGACCCAAAACCAGAACAAAAAAAAGAAACAGTTGAAGAGGCTGTTTATGATTGGGAAGCACTAGGACAAGAACTAGGTCTTGATGCTAAGAATGAAGAAGATTTTAAAAAAGCTGTAAAATCAGCTGTTAACAAAACTGTTCCTGTTAATGATACTATACGTAACATGGAAGGGTTTTTAAAGATGACAGATAAATCACTTGTAAAAGCTGATTTAGAGGCATCGGGTTTGTCAAAAGAAGAAGTAGGAGACACAGTGGATAGATTAGTAGATTCAGGTTTATTAAAAAGAGAAGCTGTGATGATTAGAAAAAACTTGCAAAACTACATATCTAACGAAAGAGATAAAGTGGCAAGACAAGAGTTAGAAAAAAAACAAACAGCGGAGAGAGAGAATTTACAAACAAGAAAGTCTTTACAAAAATATATAAAAGAAAAGAAAGATTTTTTTGGTGGTAAGATTAAAACACAAGATAGAAAAGAACTTTATAACTACATAACATCAGGAAATTTTGCCGATGAGGTTTATAGCAATGTTGCCAATGTCGCCGATGCTGCCTTTTTGTGGAAATACAAAGACAAGATTTTTAAGATGTTACGTGGTCAAGGAATGGAGACGGGCAAAGCCTCTGTAATAAATAAAATTACTAATCCCGACCTTGGTAGAAGAAGTCAACGAAATGAAACAAAACCGAAAGGAGGTTTCGACCCTGTTGAGTTCATGAAGTAATGAATAAAAGTTCGACGAATTTTTTATTTGTTGCAAAATTAATATTTTGTTTAACAATTAAAACTTTGAAAAAATGGCAAAAGTTTATTCGGGTACGTATGGAAAGGACACTACTGATGAAACGGCTTTAGTAACCAACCTACTTAAATACCCAGAAATAGGTAAAAAACTTATTCAACAATACCCACGTTATTCTCTAACATATTTGTTAGAAGCTGCAGGAAGAAATGCTGCAGAAAAAATTATTGGCGATTACGCTTTCGAATGGAAGATGATGGGCCGATACAGAAAACCAGCTGTTGCTGATGGTTCTGACCAATCTTTATCTGCTTCTGCAGGTGCAACATTTACATTTATTATTGACCATGAACCAAGTGCTGGAATTTATGGAGATAACTTAAATGTTAATGATGTAATAAGATTTTCTGATGGAAGTACTGCTTTAGTAACTAATGTTCCTACAGTAACATCTTCTGATTCTACTAACACAATTACCGCAAGAGCTATAGATGCAATATCTATAACTTTAGTAGCAGGTGATATAGTTGGTTGTATTGGTAATGCATTTAATCAAGGCTCATTAGCTTCTGAGGTAGGACAAAACTACATGTATCCAGATACTTATAAAAACTGGTTAACTCTATCTCGTAAGAAAACTAAAATTATGGGTTCTGATTTAACTGATGTTACATGGATTGAGTCTAATGGACACAGATTATGGTACTTTACTAAAGAACAGCAAATGACTGACCAATTTATGTATGAGCTAGAACTGCAAAGATGGTATGGAAAAAAATCTAGTACACAAACTGCTCCAGGATATCCAGGAGACACTGGTCTTGACACTGGTGAGTTTGTATCTGGAGTTCCAATCATGGGTGATGGTTTATTAGCGCAAATTGATGGTGCTAATCAAGCTACATACACTGCTGGTGCTTTAACTGAAGAAGATATTGTAAACTTTATGGGTACATTAAATAAAAATGCAATTAACCCAGAAGGTAATGTTTACACTGTATTTACAGGAACACAAGGAAGAATTGACTTCCACAGAGCTATGAAAGACTTATTAGTTACTTTAGGTTCTGGAACACCTGTATTTGCTGGTAAACAAGGTATCACTGTAGAGTTAGGTGCTAACTTTAGCGAATACAATATTTTAGGAAACAAAATGATTCTTGCATATTGTCCAGTATTTGACGATGACAATTTACATAGCGCAACATCATCTACATTTGATTCTTCTAATGAATCAGGTAAGATGGTATTTGTTGACATGTCTATGCAACAAGGTGTTTCTAATGTAGAGTTAATTGCTAAAGGTGCTGAAGGTTTTAACAGAAGTTTTGTTAAAAAATATGTACCTGGTATGGTTAACCCTTACGATTACAATTCGATGATGGCTGCTAATGGTGATGATTTCTTTGAATGTCAAATTCTTTCTGAATCTGGTATTATCTTAAGAAATCCATTATCTTGTGGTATATTATCTAATTCATAAATTTAATTGATGGCGACAGGAGGTAATCTGTTTTACCTCCTCTCCCCGTCTTAACTTTTAAAAATTATAAAAATGAAATTATTATATTTTCAAACTGATACAGATGATTCAACAGCGTTTAATTCTGCTAATTTGTCAATGATAGACCAAAATGGAGACGGTACTGTAATATTAACTTTTGTAGGAGCTGGTGTTTCTGATGGTTCGTCTAAAACTGGTAGAGTTACTTTAAATGTTACTGGTGGTAAAGAAGATGTTGTTATTAAAGCTATAGCTAATGCTGCTGCTAATAACAGACAGGCTTTTGTTACTATCGCTGATGATGCTAACAGCACGTATTGTCATGGAGATATTACTTCATGTGGTGCTATTGAAATTACTCAGTAATAAATGAATTACGATTGGGGAGAAACACTTAACTCCCCTTTTCGTTTAAGAAATAATTAAGTGTTTAACTTTTAAAATAAATTAAAATGAAAGATGTATTTAGCGTAAGACGTTCCGCAGATAGCGATGAAGTCTTAAAATCAATTAATGGTTTATTGGTAAAGGTTATCACTCCTGCATATGACTCTAACGATATTACGTTGAGTGATAAAGATTCAGGAGCTATGGTAATTTTACCTGCTACTACTGCCACATCAACTATAACTTTACCAACTGCTGCAGCTGGTTTAAATTACAGACTTGTTATGGGTGCTGCTTCTAATAGTGCGCACACATTAACAATAGCTGGAAGTTTTATAGGTCTTGGTGTAGATGCTGGAGTTGTTATGCCTTTAACTGGTACTGATATTGTTATTGCAGCAAGTGATTTTAAAAAAGGTGACTATTTAAATTTTGTTTGTGATGGCACAAACTGGTTTGTAGAAGCTCAATTTGTAACTGCTGACGCAGCAACAGTATCATAAAACCTTATATACTTATCCCCTCTTCGGAGGGGGTGGGTATTATTGTTATGAGCAGGTATATATTAAAAATTAATCCCGATACAGGGAAAGTAGAAAAACACTCCGTGTCCTCTCAAAAAAGAGGGAGTGGTTTATTGATTAAAAAAAGCAGGCCAGGCTTGAAATGGACACACAAGAATGGACAAAAATTAAAATAAAAATATTATGAGCAAAAATGAACATTTAATATACTATAGAACAAAAAGCCCAACTAAAATGAGTTATGTGTTTTTTGGTAACTATAAAGATAAAACAGGTAGAATGCACACATACACTGATATAAATGGTGTAGCGCATAGAGGGTTTCCAAATACTCAACCTGTTATAAGATTGAATATACTTTTGGAACACCATAAATTAGTAGATGATTTTTTAAAAAACCATCCATTAGTTTTAAATAATTCTTGGTTAAGAGACGATTCTATTAAAAGACAAGAACAAGAGGCAAGTGCTATTATGACTTCTGCAAATGCTGTAATGGAAGCTGCAAAGTTAAATATGAAAGAGGTAAGAGATATTGCTAGATTATTAGGCTTGAACTTAGATTCTAGAGATGATATCTTAAAAGCTCACATATTAAAGATAGCTGCAGAGCAACCAGAAAACTTCATGTCTATATGGTTTGATGATAATAGACACTACAGATTGTTTATTTTAGAATCACAAGAAAGAGGTATTATTGTTTGGGATAAAGATACATTTAAGTATGGTTCACAAATTATAGGTATTTCTGAAGACCAAGTTATTAAATGGTTAAAAGATAATAAAGATATCCATGCTTTACTAAAACAACAAATGAGTGGTAATGGTAAGGTAGAAATGGATTTAGTTGAGCAGAAAGAATCTGCTTCAAAAAAAACAAGTAAAAAGTAATAATAAATGGCAAACATCTCTGGAATTAATGATGCTATAAATAGGGTAAGAACTATTCTAGATAGGGGTAACACTCCATGGATGTCTAACTCTGAAATAAGAGACTTTATCTCTATGGCTACTAATGAGTTCGTAAGAGAAAGAGTTAATATATTTGGGGCCACACAAAAACTAAGAGATGATTTGGGTGATTATGTTAGGACTAAAACGTTTACTTTTGATGAAGCTAGTAACTCTAGCCATTGGAGTAACGTTGGTATTGATATGGATACTATATCTAACCCTTCTTTTATTGAAGAAAATATTTTTGGTGAAGAAGTGGGTGTTGAATTTGGTTACTTGTTGGGAATCAAAATAGAACAGTTAAATGCAGTTTATAATGATGAAGATGTATTTACAGGTAACTATTCATCTAATTATGATAACTGTAAAGTTATTAGCTTAGATGATGCACAAGCTGTATTAGATGACCCATATAATAAGCCAGAGGTAGGTAGTTATCGAGCAGTAAAAATTGGTAACATATATTTTATATTGCCAAGTTTAGAACAAGAGTTTGACGAAAACGATAATTTAATTGTAGATTATAATTTTCATTTTGACTTTGTGGCTGATAACAATGACGATGAAGAGATAAACATTGCTAGACTACCTCAACATTCTAGAGAAGAAGTTTGCCTTATTGCTGCTAGAAAAATACTTGGAACAACTGCTGATGAAAGATATCCTGTAGGGGATAACGAAATCAAAGAGTTGAATAAATAATTTGCTCCCTGCTTTGTGATGAGGGGTAAGATTCGTTCTGCCCCTTGTCTATGCAGAAAAACATAAAATATGACATTAGACGAAATAGCATTTAATATTAAAAACATTGTAGAAGGTGGTATGCATGGCACTGACTCTAATATATCTACTAGACAGATAAAAGGCATGATACACTACCATAGAGCTCAGTTGTTAACTAAATATACTGATTCAGGTAGGTATCTATCAGAAAAGCTATATTCCTACAAAAGAGAAGCTATAACAAACGGACATATAGATTTACCAGAAATGGTAGGTTTTCCTAATAATAGAGCTTTAGTTAGTGTAATGTTAGAGGGAGTGTCAGGTGGTGATAATTTAAGTGATGCTACTATTGTACCTGTGTTTACAGAAGAAGA